GTCAACGAAGAGCAAACTTATGTCAGAGAGGACTCCAAACGACCACACGGACCCTACGTGGAAAATGCATATGGAGACGTTGATGAAGAAGAAGAGAATTATTGAGACCAAAGAAATTATTGAACAGGCACTCTGGGAGTATTACTTTGAGAAGGGACTTCCTGTGCCCAAATGGAGAATGGAGAAAGACCCTCAGTGGTGGATTGATTATTTGGCAGAGCTTGACAATGAAAGTTAGAGATGCTACGATAGCTAGCAAATATACTATTGTAATGGACTATCGACCTTATTCGCCAGAGTGGCACAGGAGACGCTACTTGAAAGAAGCGTTAGATAAGTACTTTGATGACTATGCGGATATTGATATTATCCGTGCAGATATTCTAGATATTCTTTCTGAGCGTTCAGAAAAAGCATATGAAGAGTTTTCTAGAATTAATGAACTGGAAAAGTCACTGCAATGAAGTGGTTCGACCCACCTAGAACGTGGGATGAAATAAAAAAGAGGAGTCAAATTACTTTACTTCTACTTAACATCATTGTTGCCTCTTGTAACCTAATTATTCTTTCTGGTAAACTAGATAGATTGGGGCAAAAAACTATCATCTTTTGCGAGATGAGTTCCATGACAACATCCGTTTGTGTAGAACAATGAACACACCAAACTGGCAACACCACTCAAAGAAGGAGCAGAAGCGAAAACTCAAACCGCAAGCACTCCGACAAGCAAAGGCACGACGCCAAGCATTCAAGAAGAAGCACTCCGCAAGGGGTGCTTCTTTTTTATAAATATCTAAAAAGTGTCTGGGTAGATGAAAACTTATAGGAAGTTTGTAGAAGATATTAATGAAAATGTTGCTGCCGGTCAGGTAATGAGAGCAGCTTTGAGTAATGCTATCATGGGTGGTCTTCCAAAGCGTGTAGTTGATACTTTGAAGGCTTCGTCCGGAATACCTGTTAAAGCACCGGTGATTCGTGCTCCTCTACCAACACCTAAGGTGCCGGTGCCGAAGGTTACGAGAGTTAATAATCCAATGGGCAATCCAATTGCCGCTACTATCACTGCATTGACCGATCTTCAAGGTTCAACACCTCAGAGTGGACCTGCCGCAGAACGTGCGAAAGCAGAAAGAGAGAGTCAAATTCAGTCAAGGTGGGGTAGGGAAATGAACCTGAACCCATCAAAATTTGGTAAGTCTGGTCCAGATTTTGTTCCTGTAAAAACGGCACCAATAGAAAAAACAAAAGTAGTAGAACCAGTAGTAGCGAAACTAAAACCTGCACCGGTAGTAGCAAAACCAAAACCTGCACCAGTAGTAGCAAGACCAAACCCAACTGGTCCTATTACATCTGCACAAGCAATTGCAATGGGTAGTAAAGAAGGACGACCATCCAAGTCTTCTGTTTCTACTTATAGAGACGCAGCAGATAAGAAAGGAACATCTGTTGGTCGCTACTTAACTCTTGCTCAGCATAGGCAGGCAGTTGCTGACAGAAAGGCAGCAGAGGCAAAGAAGGGTAAATAGATAAATAACTAAAAACTATTAAGAAAATGAAAGCGGAAGAACTTAATAAGTTAATGGAAGCATATAATTCAATGTATGCTCCTAAGGAGGAAGTTGTTGAGTCTGAGCAACTTGAAGAGGGTATGGGTCTGAGTGTCGGTCTATCAAGATTGGGTGGAGCACTTTTATCAAATCCACGCACTAGTGCGGAACAAGGTGCAAAAAACCTTCAAAAGAATTTGACCGATCCTGTCGGTTTTGCTGTTAAAGGTGCTCTTAAAAAAGTTGGTAAGGCACTTGTTGGAGATAAACCAATCACTGCTGGTGGTGGAACTCCCGATACAGAAAAGTCTGATGAAAGAATTAGAGAACTTGCTCGTCAAAGAGGAACTCTAAAGCAAGATGTAGACCTCTTTGATATTGTTAAGGGTTATCTTCTTGATGAAGGTCATGCTGAAACCGAAGAAGAAGCACTTTATATTATGGCAAATATGAGTGAAGAGTGGAGACAGAGTATTCTTTCCGAGGATCCAGTTCAAGATTTCAGAGATATGAGGAGAGCTGCTGAAAATAGATCTGGTGCTCGCGGTCCTGAATTTTCACATGGTCCTAATCCAACAGGTATGGGCACACCTAATAAAAAACCTGCTCCTACAGGTAGTAAAGAGATGGACACACCTAATAAAAAACCTGCTCCTACAGGTAGTAAAGAGATGGTCAAACCTAGAAGCAGAGAGTTTACTAACCCACCTTCCTGAGTCCACTTTATAAACTGGCATACACGGAGGTCTTCGGACCTCCTTTTTTTGTATAATAGGTCCATACGCAACAGACCGATGACCGTCCGCCACGAAATCAAGTCCCAACTCGCCAAACTGCTTGCTACTGAGGACCTTGTGGTAGAGCATAAGAAGTGTGATACTGCCCAGTTCAATGTCCATACTCGAGTTCTGACTCTTCCTATGTGGGAGAAAGCAAGCAGCACTGTCTATGACCTTTTGGTTGGTCATGAGGTTGGTCACGCTCTCTATACTCCCGATGAGAACTGGTTGGAAACTCATAAGGTTCCTCCTCAGTTTGTGAATGTGGTGGAAGATGCTCGTATTGAAAAACTGATGAAGCGTCGTTATGCTGGTCTCTCTAAGACTTTCTATCGCGGTTATGAAGAACTTGCAGAAGAAGACTTCTTTCAAATTGCTGATGAAGATCTGAGTACCTATAACCTTGCAGACAAAGTTAACCTCCATTTCAAACTCGGCAACTTTGTAAATATCCCTTTTGAGGATGATGAAATGGATCTCGTCTCTATGATTGGAGAGACTGAGACCTTTGCTGATGTGCTGGTTGCTGCTGAGGCACTCTATAAATTCTGCAAGCAAAAGCAGCAGGAAGAAACTAAGACTCAAATGGACTCTTTGGAGTCTCAGCAAACTGGTGGCAACCAACCTGCTTCTGACTTCTCTGACCAACCTCAGGGTGAGAATGATAATGATCAGGAGCAACCTGGTGAAACTGACTCTTACGGTGGAACTTCTGAACAGGAGCAGCAACCTACTACTTCTGGCGGTGAGACTAATGAAGAACCTGAGGTCAAAACCATGGAATCGCTTGAAGAAGCACTCAAAGAACTGGTTGAGCAAAATGGTATTGAGAACGTTTATCTTGAACTGCCCAAGATTGACCTGAACAAAGTCATTGTACCTAACTCTCAAATCCATGATCAGTGTAAAGAATACTGGGGTTCTTGGCTCGAAGAAAAAGAGCATACCCACGAAGAAATTTTTGGTGAAGTTGACAAGAAGTTCTTGGAGTTCAAGCGTTCTGCTCAGAAAGAAGTAAATTATCTGGTCAAAGAGTTTGAGTGCCGTAAGGCAGCAGACTCCTATGCCCGTGCTACCACTGCCCGCACTGGGGTGCTTGACTGCACCAAACTTCATACCTACAAATACAACGAAGACCTCTTTAAGAAAGTCACCACCCTTGCTGATGGTAAGAATCACGGTCTAGTGTTTATCCTTGACTGGTCTGGGTCGATGGGTGATGTGATGCAGGATACTGTCAAGCAACTCTTCAACCTTGTGTGGTTCTGTAAGAAGGTTGCTATTCCCTTTGAGGTTTATGCTTTCACCAATGATTATCCTTTGGTTAATTATAGTGAAGATAATAAAGCAACTATTCGCGAACTTTCTTACAAGAAGCGTGATGGTTTGGTTCAGGTTGGTGAATGGTTTTCTTTGATGAACATGTTGACCAGTAAAACCAACAGCAAAACTCTGGAAGAACAGATGAAGAACATTTTCCGTCTCGCATCTGCTTTCCGTTACAACTCCTTTGTGCGTTATAACGTTCCTTATGGTCTGGGGTTGTCTGGCACTCCTTTGAATGAGACTTTGGTTGCTTTGCATCAAATTCTCCCCATGTTTCAAAAGGAGAATAAACTTCAAAAGGTTCAGTGTGTGGTTCTGACTGATGGTGAAGCAGCAATGCTTAAATATCACCGCGAAGTTCAACGTCGTTGGGAGGATGAACCTTTCATGGGCACTGCTCACATTGGTCCTAATTCTTATCTGCGTGACCGCAGGACTGGAATGACCTACTCTCTGGATTGTGAGTGGTATGAGTTTACTGATATTCTTCTCCGCAATCTGCGAGACAAATTCAAAGATATTAACTTCATTGGTATTCGGGTTCTTGAATCACGAGACTCTGGTTCCTTTATCCGTCGTTACTGTGGATTCTATGGTCCTGAGCATGACAAAGTTATGACTGCTTGGAGGAAAGAAAAAGCATTTACTATCAAAAAGTCTGGATACAATGCTTATTTCGGACTTTCTGCAAACGCCCTTTCTCAGGACTCTGAGTTTGATGTTGGTGAAGGCGCAACTAAGACTCAAATTAAGTCTGCTTTTGCAAAGAGTCTCAAGTCTAAGAAAATGAACAAGAAAATTCTTGGTGAGTTTGTGGAACTCGTTGCTTAATAAATATATAAAAATGTTTTAGAAAAAATGTCTAGATTCGGAGATTTAATTTCTGGAAAGCCTGCCGCACCTGCACCTGCCCCAGAACCCGTTAAAGTAAAGAGAGCACCTGCTCCTGCACCTGCCCCTGCTCCTGAAGTGGAAGTTGAAGAGGAAGAAGGTGGAGAAGAAACTGAGGAGTGATATGACACTTCTCAAACCGTCCACAGGGGGTCTTTTGACCCCCTTTTTTCTTGTATAATAACTCTGTTGAAACAAACGACCCCAAACATCATGACCATCTCCGCTGACTACATCCGCACTTCTCTCCAAGCAGTGTATGGAGAGTCTGTGACTGCCGCCGACATTCGTGCCTGGTGTGCTATGAATGGTTCTAACTACCAGACCGTTACCAACAAACTCAACAACTTCAAAACTGGTCGTGGTAAGTGGAACCTGACTATTCAAGAAGTCCGAGAGCAACTTGAAGAAACTGTGAAGGCACCTGCTGCACTTCCTGCTGTTGAGCAAAACCTTATTCCTGAGAAAGATGATACCTTCGTCAAGTTTGGTAACTTTGGTGATATTCGGAAGATTATTGAGTCCCGTCTTTTCTATCCTACTTTCATCACTGGACTTTCTGGTAACGGCAAAACGTTTGGTGTTGAGCAGGCATGTGCCCAACTGAAGCGTGAGTTGATCCGTGTAAATATTACTATCGAAACTGATGAAGATGACCTTATCGGTGGTTTTAGGCTTGTTGATGGGAACACTGCATGGCATAACGGTCCCGTCATTGAAGCACTCGAACGCGGAGCAGTCCTTCTCCTTGACGAGATCGACCTGGCTTCCAACAAGATCCTCTGCCTTCAATCCATTCTAGAAGGTAAGGGTGTCTTCCTGAAAAAGATTGGTAAGTGGGTCAAACCTGCTGCTGGTTTCAACGTCATTGCTACCGCCAACACCAAGGGCAAGGGTTCTGACGATGGTCGCTTCATCGGCACCAACGTCCTGAACGAGGCATTCTTGGAGAGGTTCCCCGTTACTTTTGAGCAGGAATATCCCACTCCTAAGACTGAGCAGAAGATCCTTGAGGGTGTTGCACTTGGTCTGGGTGTTAATGACTCTGACTTCTGCAAGCGTCTGACTGACTGGGCAGACATCATCCGCAAGACTTTCTACGATGGTGGTATTGAGGAAATCATCAGCACCCGCCGTCTGGTCCACATCATCCGTGCTTACAGCATCTTCGGTGACAAGGCAAAGGCAATCCAAGTCTGTGTCAACCGTTTCGATGATGAAACTAAGCAGTCTTTCATCGAACTGTATGACAAAGTGGATGCTGACTTCCAGATTCCTACCGAAGAAGTTGCCCAAGACGCTCCTTTCTGATATAATGACTGATAACTGGGTGCATGAGTATCTTCATTCCATGTACCCTAATATTCCCAACAACTGTTTTGAACCCATCGTTATGGACGAATATCCTTATTCAATGAACGATTTTTCTGTTAATATGAGCAACGACATTATTAGACAATCTCCCAGCACTCCTTGGAAGTACAACGAAGAAGAAATTGTAAAAGAACTTCTTGAGTATATTCGCGGAACCTACAACCAACACTATTCTGCTGGTGATCAGAAAATTCAAACGCTTGACCTGATTGAAGCGTGTGGCGATGGTGAGGCATTCTGCCGAAGCAATATCCTCAAATATGCTTCCCGATATGATAAGAAAGGAAGTGCCCGCCGCGATATCATGAAGATTCTGCACTATGCAGTTCTCCTCATGAATTTCAATGATAAAAATGCCGTCCGTGAAACCTACAACCAATGAGCAACATGAAACTGTCTGACAACACTCTGACCATTCTCAAAAACTTTGCAGGTATCAACAACTCTATCCTTGTGAAAGAGGGTAACCGTCTTCGTACTATTTCTGTTGCCAAAAACATTCTTGCAGAAGCAGATATCAAAGAAGAGTTTCCTCGTGACTTTGCCATCTATGACCTCAACCAGTTTCTGAATGGTCTGAGTCTGCACCAGGATCCTGACCTTGACTTTAAAGAAGAGTCTTATCTCAGTATCCGTGAAGGTAAGCGTCGTGTGAAGTATTTCTTCGCTGACCCCAATGTCATCATTTCTCCTCCCGACAAGGACATCAATCTGCCTTCTCAGGACGTGTGTTTCCAACTGGATAGTGCATCTCTTGAAAAACTGGTGAAAGCAGCAGCAGTGTATCAACTGCCTGACCTGTCTGCCGTTGGTGAAGCAGGTGTCATCAAACTGGTGGTTCGTGACAAGAAGAATGATACTTCTAACGAATATGCCATTGTTGTGGGTGAGACCGACCAAGAGTTTACTTTCAACTTCAAGGTAGAAAACATCAAGATTATTCCTGGTGCCTACGATGTTGTTGTCTCCTC